TAACTGTCATGCCCGAAAGAGCCATTTGAAACGAATATAGCATACATAACACACATATACAAAAATCCTGTATGCTTCTGACCAGTCAAAGACCACCCGTCTCGCACAATTGGCAAGTGACATTACCAACTAGAGTAGTCACAATCAATCTCATATCCTAGGTGATAATTTGGTATTGGTCCTTAACCAGAGGTGACCATGCCAACTCAGAGGAACGTGTCATGTAGTTGGGTGATGGTCACGTACTAAGAACGTGCCTAATATCAAATATGATATTGGGATTGATTGATCACCAGACATAAAAGAAGTTGCAATGAGGTTACGTTCGCCCCACAATGGTTGTCAATCAGATCACATGATACTAACCTTAACGCCCGACCCAACAAAGTTAGATCTGATTATGCATCATGCTATGGTTCAATTCCCCGAACCAATGGAAGAGGGGTAACGCTGAACTAAGCCAGAGTTGAATTTTCCTGAGCCACATAAAGATCCGCCCCGCCTGTACTGACGAAGGTTGTCCAGGCAAAAGAAATAGAAGCGATTACCGTCGGATCAGAAATTTTTACATCAAATGTGTAAACGGCAGTGGTGGAAGTAACGGAAGCTAGTGTAGGTCCAAATGGTGTGCTTCGCGGACTAGTTAAGGTACAATTCGTAACAGTAGGGGTCAAGGTAATGCAGGACGTCACGGAATAAAAGATAAATGTAAACTGGAATGTACCAATCGTTGACTTTGGGAAGGTTATAGAATTATTGTTAAAAGTTGGGACCGTAGGAAATGAATTAAACTGCAATGTCTGACTAGTACCAAACGGATTGGTAGCAGAAATCGTCGATCCACAACTAAAATGTAATGTATCTGCATCTGTCTGATAGATGCCTTTAACAATAGGTTTTCGTAACTCAACCTCATATGTCACCCATAGTTCACCCAGATCTGCCACATTACTCTGAACACCCTCTGTAGCAATACTAAACGCACCAAGGTCATAAGATTTAATATCCTCACCAGCAGGTACAGCACCGGTTCTAACATACTGGACGTTATAAGGGTTCTGTTTAGGGTCACATTCCACAGGGTGGCAAAAGGACTCTGATATTTTTCCATCGGTAGAGAAATACTCATTTAAAAGCTCAACCTTATTTTGATAATTAGGTGCACTGGCACGATAATTCGTAGCCATCATCACATTACCCAGACTAGTATTGGTGGATGCAACTGATTCACCACTAGTACTAATGAAATGAAAGATAATTCCTCGCCAAGTGTACTCTTGGAACTGTTGGGCAATGGTGCTGAGCCAGGGGAAAGCATTAGGCAATCCTGGATTCAATGGATAGGTAGCAAAAATGTTGAAGGCTGTTGGTGTAGAACCTGGGCTAATATCTGCAATATACTCCTTGTGTCGTACAATAATAGATTGATTGGTTTTGTGCATGGATGGGATCGATCCAGAGGTACGAAACTGATCAATCAGAACATTTGAACGAACACTATAATCCCCAAGTCCAATCCATTTAGATAAAGCTGAGCCAAGAGATGACCCAGCAGCGCTACCAACAGCAGGCATACCAATAAGGCCGCCCAAAATAGAGCCACCAACTCCACCGATTCCAGAGAGAATCTGATTACCAATAGAACGTTGTTTAGGTTGATTGCCGGAATTTGAATTTCCAGCATTAGTTGGTTGTTTGTTTTTGTTTTTGTTTTTATTTTGTTTAGTGGAAGTGCGGTTTCCACTCGTATTAAGGTTTTTATTATTATTTTTCGTCATGTTAATTTAACCCCGCGGTGTGTTAAATCAACGATCAAACTCATCTTGAACAATATTATACAAATCTACTTTGTCGAACCAAGCCTCAAGTGAGGTCTGTTCATCCGGTGTAACACCAAATGCGACATAAAAACTAAGACGAGTTTCTGGCTCAATACGAGAGAAATAAGGAACTAACCCACGGCCCCAGTAAAAAAATGCGGATTTCATCAATTCTGGATCTTGCCAGAAATTTGTCTTGCGGCCGAATCTCAAATAAGAATAATACATGTTCCTTAAAATAGGCATCTCACCACTCATGGCTAACCCACCATAACCAACGGCGTACATCCACGCCTCTCGGGTTTTACGATCTAACAAATTATGGGTTGATAAAACATCTTTAGCGATCACGTTATAATAATCACGCTGCATCACATACCCTGTAGGTGTATATATAGGTGCCATTTGACAGAAGCGTACTTTCTCAATCACGTCAACGACATAATCAACACGTATACGCAGCCCAATGGTGGCTGCACTAGGCGTGATATGAGCTAAAAATTTCTGCAAATCACTACGCTCCATAAAAACAATTGTATCATCACCATTGTTAAGAACTCTAGTTCTTGTTAACAAATCAATGTCGAGTAACATTCTGTATACCCAACCCAACATAATGGTTATATTACCAAGTGATGTATTCATGTCACCACTATAACGTCGGCCCTTCATGAAGAATTTCAATACTCCATCATAACATACTGCAAATCCGACGTTGTTAATTTGCCAACCTAACAACTTAGCCAGGAAACGGCAATTCCTGTATGCGTTGAGATAAATTTGATGTTCCCACCGTAACAGATGCTCGTTAACATGTGCATCAAATTTAACTCCATCTAAAACAACACAGACTGGGTCACGAAATTGTGACCAATGATCATGTACAATTTTGCCTAACTGCCTCACATTGTAGCCTTTCCCAACTACAGTGTATCCAAAAACACGATCAATACATCGTAATATTTTATGTTCTGCTAGTTTTAGGTATCTACCGAGTTCAAGATTATACCTCGGATTTCTTGGCGATATACATCGTGGTATCTTTTTCGTATCTATTTTCTCCACTTTTTGAAACTGAATACTATATGCATCTTTCTTTTGTACCGGTTTACACAAAAGAGACATATAAGCTTTCTCATATATGGTCTTCCGACGCCCTTTATACGAATTAACCACCTCGAGGTGGGATGAAGGGGTGAGCGTTCCAATAATACGGTTTAGCTTACGTTGGAAAATTCCTAGATAATTGTTTACCCGCTCTGAATCAGTTACTAGTGGATCCTGAAAAATACCATCTATCTTACATTTAAACAGCCTCTCGGCTATCGCCTTATAAAGTGACTTAATATCGGTGTTATTGACACCAAGCGTAGAATCGCCAAACGGAAAGCCACGAAATTCATATAAACGTCTGGAACGATTCCGATCCTTACAAGAATCGAGAGTTAAGCGTGGGATTATTTTCATGGTGATATCAGGAACACATATGGAAGGAATATGTGATACACCTTGAACAACACCCACGCGCACTCAATCTTGCCCACCGCGTCTTTTGAATACCGGTGCAAAACGCTCCGGTACTCCCTCAATCAGTAGATCCCAATATGCCAAATAACCACGCTGATTGAAGTAAATTTTAAACTCATCGGACTGCAAATAATATAAAAATCGCGGAATGGGCCATGGAGAAATGAGACACTCTTCGAGTTGTCTTGCTTCCTTCTCGATTAGACTTTCTACAAACACATGAGATAGTATTTTATCAATAATCTGAAATTGAACAGATTTTCTCACATCATGTGCGGTCATAATATCAACAGCTGCACGTCTAACCACTAACCTATTTGCATCAGTGTCCTTGGGGGTCCCGAACCTGAGTTTGAGTTCGCCTACAACACAATAAAGGTACTTCATACGGAAATGTCTACGGGGTTTTCGATTAACCACCTCACCTTCTTTTAAGGGTTCACTCATTAGGCATTCTGGGACTAATTCATCATCACATTCAATATTTAAGTGCTCCCTCACAGCTACTTCACGACGCTGTAAACAAATCTTAGTGCGGTAATAAGAAATGGTAGCTAACGTTAGGAGAGCTGTGCCTCCTAATGCTGTACACAAACTAAATAAT